TAACTATTACTTACTCGGTACCATTGGTTTTCTATAAATAAATAAATTGGGTACCAATTATATGATGTAACAACATAATACCATTCATTATTACTGTTAATATTCCAATACCCTTCTAAATTAGAACCTTTAAACGGAATTTTACCTGACGTATAATTATACGCATTATTGTTAGGTGTTCTTCTTTGTTTGAAATCTCTATAATGAACAAAGTTCTTACCGTCTATCTTTTCATAATCTCCTTCTGGTCTGTAGTTGGCAGTATAAACCTCATAGTAGAATCTTGCGTCGTTAGAACTTCTACCAATCATTGGCATCATCACCTTAATCAATTCAAGTAATTTTGGTTGGGTTTTGGCCTCCTCCTTATGAGTGTTAAGGTATTTGAACAATCTAATTTCTTTCTCAGACAATGGTTTGTCGTCAGAACCTTCCAATTGTTCTCTTAATATTTTTTTAATTAGATTTTTCATGTTACATATAAATATACATGAAAAAGAATTTGTTACCACACCTCATAAAAAACGGAAGTATATTTGGTCCCTCTAATTTTGTCTGATAATTCGTTTAATTGTTTTTGTATTTTTGAATTAATATCATCTTCTCCTAAGATACTTGATTCGGTAAACCCAAACATTTCTTTATATAACCCAAGTGATTCGTTTAGGTCCTTGCTTAGTTTATAAAATAATTGATATTGTAAAATAACGACAAACAAATATTCACTGGCCTCAGGGTAATCAGTGTATAAGTAATAGAACCTATAGTCAGGATGGTTCTTGACTTCAGGATAGTTTTTATAAATCTCCTCTACAAACAATCGTAATCGTTTAGGATGAATAAGTTCATTCATGAACACAAAGATAACAAAAAACCCCCACTAAAAATAGTGAGGGTCTTTAATTATTTTTTAATTTTTACTTTAAGAACCTTAGTTTATATAATGTTGAATTAATCAACTTACAAACATTATCAATTTCATTTTGGATGTACGAATCTTTACAACAATCTCTTAAGTCTTCAACTTTACTGTATAAGTCTTTAAAATAGTTAACCGTTGTTGTGGTGTCTTTATAATCCTCAATGTCATATTTTTTATATCCTTTAATAATACTATACTTACCTTGATAAGATTCAATTAAACCGTCAACAATATCTCCAATCTCGTCATAGTATCCACCCAATGCACTGTGTTCAGCGAATGATTTAGTTTGTAAATGTAAAGTATGTGCTTGAGTTCTTGAATGAAACAATAACGACACCATCTCAATAAAATCTTTAGTACCTGTTTTTTGTTCAGAAATCAATCCTCGTTTGGTTACTTCTTCAAATAGTCTATCTTTAAAATCTTGGTTCATAATAATGTTTTACTATAAATACCTAACAATCAAGAAAAATTAATCGTAAAATCATCGTCCATTGAAAACAATTTCATTATGTTTTTTATTTCTTCATTAATGTAATGTCGGATAATGTTTTCAGTAAACATTTTGTAGTCCTCAGGATTAGTTAAAGACAAGGTAATCTCCATAATATCTTCATTAATATTACCAACTTCAATTATATTAAATGATAATTTTATCCCGTCCTCAGATGGAATATTAAAGTAGATTGGTTTACCCCTATAGTATTTAATAAATTGTTCCATGTTAGAGGGGTCTATAATTAGTTATTCATAACTTACTTACCAATAATTAAATCATCAAAACTTAATTTACCCATTCCGTCATTTGATGTTTTACTTGAAACTTCGTCATACATAAATGTTTTAACAACTGAGATAATACTTTGTTCTGATTGAGCAATCTTTGTTTCCATCCAATCTTCAAGTTGTTCTCCGTCCTCCATTTCTTCCCACATTTTATGTGCCAAAGTCGCAATAGTGAACAATTGTTGTTTTGCCATATAAGACCCCTCTTCTTGATTTTCAGTCAAGGAATTTTTAACTCGGTTAGTTAATTTTTCCAATTGTTTTTCCGATATAATAATATTTTTCATGTTAGTCTTTATGTATAAATATACAACATTAATATAAAAAAGGAGGCGATTTCTCACCTCCTTAGTTTGGGGCCGATAATTCAGCGAATCCACCACCTTATTTTTCTAAACAAGGAAACAAAACTATTCAGAAACAAGACCTGTGTCAACTTTTGTAACAACACTATCCGCATTTGGTTTGGTTTCAACAGTCTGTTCGGTTTGAGTTGGGGTTAACAAATAATCATAACCCTCCTTCAACTTAACCACTGTAAAAGCAAACATAAGAATAATCCCTATTAAAATCAACTTAACGACTTGTTTCCAAGTCTTAAATAATATGTACAAAATCACCGCTAAAAATATAAGAAATCCCATGATATTTTATTTTTATTTTGTTACTAATGCCTCTACTTTACTTTTCATGTGGTCAGCTAAACCATAACTATCTACTGATGTTAAAACTATTGAATCAACCAAGTGTTTGAACGGGATGTGTACCAAGAAGTCCACTCCGTTGAAGAACGTTAAATCATTCTTCAGTTCCAAACACCCGTGGACCATTTTAAGAAACAATTTAAACTGTGTCCCGTCCACGAATGTTTCGTTTACCAATTTACCAAATTTCTCGTTCTCAATTCTGATGTTGTATGTTGAAGTTGTCATATCTATTTAATTTATTATACAAATTTACAAAAACTATTTCATATTTCCTAATGCCTCGATAACAGAATCCGCACTATTTTCTCCTATAAACACTTGAGCGATAGTGAATACGATTTTACCATCAACCTCTGAGTAGTTAAGGATAACCACACTTCCGTTAGGGTTTTTTACTACCATTTGATTTCTCTTAGTACTAACGTTATTAACTTTGTTACCGCCAAAATCAATATCAGAATTTCTGTAACGTTTGTAAGCTTCACCGAAAGCATTATTACGAACTTCGTCATCTTTAATTTTTCGGTTATGAACTTCCCACAAGTTTTTAACGTAGTCCTCAACAATTGTTACAACAGGTTTGCCTGTTTTGTAATAAGACCTAATCTCCCCATTACCAACTCTAACTTTTAACTTATAACCATGACTCTTATTTCTCCAACCATTTTTCGGAGTTGTCATGTGCTCTTCAACAGAAACAGTAATACGATTGTTAGTCTCTCCTTCAGGTAGTTCACCCTTGTAAACAATTTTAGAACTGTTATAGTTCTCGGAAATTTCACCAATTTTAATTTGGTCATAACCAATACGGTTACCATTAGAATCTAATTTATAAACTTTTACAGGCCAAGTTTGAGTGTCTTGAGTTTTAACCAACTCAAATTTATCGGAATGTTTTTGAATTTCTTTGAAGTACCTATCCCACTCAGACTCGATTTTTGTCTGTTCAGATTTGAAATTATCCGCAGTTTTTTGAGCTGAGGCGATATTGTCTTTGATGTGTTTTTGTTGGTGTTCTTTTAGGGTCATGGTAGAAGTTTTTGTGTTTGTTTTACAAATATAAGCACAATATTTTAATTGGCCAAATTTATTTGTCTATCAATGTCTCTTTCTTTAATTGTGTTACGTTTATCCCAAAGTTTTTTCCCCTTCGCCAATACAATATCAACCTTCAATAATCCCCTGTCATTCTCATATAATACATGAGGAATAATGGTATAACCTTTAACCAACTCTGATTCAAGTTTTCTTAATTGTTTTTTCTTCAATAACAGTTTTTTATCGGTACCAATATTATCATTCCCAATTCCTTGGATGAGGATTCCTTTCATAAACAACTCCCCATTATTAAAATAACAGAACGAGTCGGTCATAGAGATTTTTCCTTCTCTGATTCTCTTCACCTCAACACCAGTTAATTTAATACCTGCCGATAATGTTTCCTCAATAAAGTACTCAAACTTAACTTTTCTATTCTCAATACGAACTTTTGTCTTCATAATCACAAAGGTATATATAAAAAACAAAAAACCCTAACAAATTCTTACATTTATCAGGGTTTAATATTAACCAACTAAGAAAGGGGTTGTTGGGGCTATTTAGGTTATAAATATAACAAACTTTTCAAAAAGAAATATAGTGTTTAATATTTTATTATAAAAACATAAGATATTTATAAATATGATATTAAAAATCAACGATAACAAATTTAAAGTGATGGTAATGATGACTCAAAAAGATACTCAAAAAGGTATGATGGGTCGTGACTTTGATTCTAACTTTAATGGTATGTTATTTCTAATGGACAAAGGTCCTCATGGTTTTTGGATGAAGGATTGTATTATCCCATTGGACATTATCTTCATTGACGGTAACACAATAACTAAAATACATCATAGTTGTCCTCCATGTAAATCGGAAGACTGTCCTAGTTATGTCGGAACAGGAGATACTATTTTAGAACTTAGGGGTGGTGCTTGTAGTAAGTTAGAAATTAATGAGGGGGATACGATTTTATACTAATTTAAGTATTTAATCCAATTATAAACCAAAGAACTTCATCTTTTTCATTGGTTTATATCCGTGTACTTTTAAAGTATCATCCAACCAATATGATAAGACTTCTTTTATTTGTTCATGACCCATATTAAAAAAAACCTCAAAAAGCGACCAAATTTTTTCATAATCAAACCAAAAGTCTTTACCTCTCGAGTTATCCATCGACATAACAACGTTTCCATCTTTCTTAAAGAAAATTACCTCAGGATAGTTTTCGGATTTAACAATTTCCAATTGGTCTGGACTAAAGTTTTGATTCATCCAACTTAACGCAACGTTATTTAATTTATTTTCTGTGATTATATATTTCATTATTATGGGCGATGTTATCCGTTATTAATCTTACTTTGTAAAACTCTTACAAATTCATTTTGAATCATTTTTGTAAATTTAACATATGGAGAGTCCTCACTTTCAGAATCGTATTTATAAGCTCCTGATGGTGGTCGTTTTGACCTTCCAAGATAACTTAAACCCGAAATGTTAGTGATACATTTATGACCCCCACTGTTAGCCTGAATCAAATCCCAAGCATTAATTGTTATCTTATCTAACATTAATCTATGTTCTTCAGGTAACTCTGTGAATGGTATTTCCATCATTTTCCCAATATGAGTTAATGTTTCTCTACCGTTGTCCATTGTTTTGTACTTGTTACCATATAAAGCAACAAAGTCTTTAAATGTAAAACCAACAGACTCAGGTCCAAAACCTTTTGACCTTTCCGATATCCACTTAATTGTTGATAATGGGATTTCTTTTTCTTTTAAACTACCTTCCCATTTAGAAAGTACTTCTTGGGCAATCTCACCTAAGTTAACTCCTTTTAATTCTCTTTCTTTCTTATAAGGATTACAAGACGCTTGTACCAAACCTAACGGCCAAGCAATAACAATAAAATCCGCTTCAGGATTATTTTTGAATGGGGTGTATCTATCATAAGACCCTGGTTTCATCATGTTCCCACCACCGTATTGAACAATAATGTTACCTTCAACATTAACATTCGGATTGGTTTTCATTTGATTGATATAGGTTTCTTTATTCTTTTGTAATTCAGGTATTTTTGCATAACCTTTCTCAACCATAATTCTTTTAATGTTTTGTAATATATTCATTAAAGATGGTGAACATTTTAATACGAGTTCTTCTAAAAACCCTGGTTTGTTTTTAAAGACCAATAACAATTTATTTGCGACCAAACCTAAAGCCATTTTGTTTTTGGTTAAAGACGAATCTTTATCTAACTTAAATAAGTAATTAATAACTTGGTCAACAGAAATATCATTCATTGCAAAGTTTGCGGAATCTACAGTCGAAATTAATAAGATATCACTACTTGGGAATATTTCTCTTGGTGATACCACTTGGGAAATTGTCTCTACGTTGGACCTTGAGTGTCTAAATGATACTGATTTTGTGTCCTCAGCTCCCGCTTGTCTATCATGATGGTCAGTATGAATAACAAACATTGGTTTACCGTGAGCAAAATCAACAAGGACTGGCATTGTATCTCCCTGAGCATCATTCTTTTTAACGGAAAATTCTTTGTCCCCGTATTGGATGACATGGGCATCAACTACTTTAACCCCGTTGTCCTCAAGATATTTTTTCATCGCAATTGCGGTAGTAACACCATCTAAATCTTGATGGAAATAAATCTCCGCTTTAGGATATCTTTTAGATAGTAGATTAATATCTCGTAACCCACTTTCGTTAATTAATTTTCTCATATTACACTAATGCGCTAATAACTTTACTTCCGGTTCCTCCACCACCACCTCCAAATAATGACATTAATGCCGATACTGGGTCCATTCCTCCTCCTCCTGAAGTTTGAGCGGTAGAACTTGTTGGTGGTGGTGGCGGTGTTGCTCCTCCACTTTGTGTTAAATCTTGTTCGGCATATTGTTTGGACTGTTCAGTTTTTTCATACTCAGCAATTCTATCTTCCATATTACCATATTTTTCTTCTAATTCGTCAGGACCAACAAAGTTAGCCAATCCTAAAAAATCTAACAGTCCTAAATACCATTTAGTTCTTCTCATAAGTGACCTTGTCGCTCTATTACCAAAAAGTCTACCCATACCACCTGAAACATATTTATTAGCAAAAGATTGACCTTCACCTTTATAATCTCTAAAACCTCTAAATGAACCTTGTTTCTTTAACTCGGTCGCTAATAATTCTTTTTCAGATTTACTTAATGCGGATTCACCTTTAGCAACAAGTTTACTTGTTATTTCACTTGATGCTTTCATCTCTTTACTAGCCTTACCAAAAATATTAACAAACTCTTCAACAACTTTAACTAATCCTGTCCCTAATAAAGGAACTTTTCCAACTGAGGCCCTTAACATTCCAACTAATTTACTTCCCCAAGAAGGTACCTTCTCAACTAACTTAGCAATCGGACCTCCCGCAACTCTTGCAGTTTTTGCCATCTTAGTCGCATCTCCTGCAATAGTTGCCGCCTTAAATGCTTTAGCCGCTCCCCCACCAAATTTCATAACACCTATAACGGGTTTTGCAATTAAATCACCTAAGTAAGGTACCGCTGATATCCAAGATAAAATTGCAAATAATTTATCTCCTTGTCTCCAATAACTAATACCATTAACGGTGTCTACAACACCTGTTGGGTCAAATATGCCCACAATATCTCCTAAGGTATTATACCAACGAGATTCTGTAACCAACATAGCCTTTTCAGGATAGATTACTTTTAAAAATTCAAGGACAAATTGTCTATCAATACCTGATAGTTTATTCCATTTTTCGTCAAGAAGTTTTAATTGTTCTTCTTTGTATATTTTAACCATCGTTTCTTTTAGTTCCGATTCGGTAAGTGATAATTTATTCATATGAAATGTTTTTATTTATAAATATCATAGAAACAAAAAAAGAGGATATTATACCTCTTTTTAAATTTTAATCTATGTTAGTCAATGGTGGGTCTTTAAATATCGCAAAATGATTATCCTCAACTTTATAGTTTTTGTTATTGAAGATTAACATATCCTTAGTATTGGTGAATATGATGTAGTCTAAAGGTTTACTTTTATAATTCTTCATTTGATAAGAATTAACAATGTATTCATTTGTTTCCTCATTAACTTTACTCCATATTAATGGTTTTATTTGAGCATATTTAACTCCATTTGGAGTTGTTATTTCGATGTCCTTCCCATCGTACCTATCTTGGTTTGACCCAGAACAAAATTGTTTAATGTTTGATGAGTCGATATTAAATGGGCTAGTAATTAATCTTTGAATTGTTAAATTTTCTGTTTTTGTTCCCGAAGTATAAGATTTTATATTAAGGGCAACAAGTTCTTTTAACCTATCCCCGTCTTTAAATAATCGACTACCATTAGTTGTTATCCATTCTTCAAACTTACTAATCGTGACTTCATCAGGTATATGACTATTATCAAATACTCCGTGCATATACCACTCAATTAATTTTTTAATAACCATCGGATTGGTGTCGAAGTAATTTAAAATTGACCATGTTTGGTTTGGTACATTCGTCCCTTCGATATTAATTAATCCAACTTCACTATTACATATTCCTTCACTATTAACAAAACTATTCTTACCTAAATTATTAGGATAAAGATTGAGTAGAGTATTGGTAATGAATTTAGGGAATCCTGATATTTTTTTCTTTAAAAAGTTTTCATCTAGTTTAATTTCATGTGTCTCAAGTTCTCCCTTTATCTTATCGTATTCATCAATTGTGATATATGGAACGTTACCGGATTTGGTTATCTTAACTAACTCTAATGGAAATTCAAAAGTCTCATTTGTTAAAACATTAATAAGTTTAACTTTAATTGTAACATTAGTATCCTTTAACTCTTTAAGTTTATTAACGTCATCTTGATTAACACCATTAATATAAACAAAAGTTCTTTGGTTTTTTGTGTCGGGATTAAAATTAGTGTACCTCACCTCAATGTCCTCAGGAAACTCTATATCAATTTGTTGTTCAAGTAATAATTTAAAATATTGACCCTCTGTTACTAAAATTTTCATAACTATAAATATATGGAAATAAAAAAAGGGGTAGACTAAACCCCTTCTTCAAAAACTAATTTATTTTGTTTCTTCTCATCAACAAATGCTTGTATTCGTTTACGAGATATTTCACAATAATCAGGACTTAATTCAATCCCAATCCACCGTCTATCTAATATCTCTGCCGCCACACATGAGGTACCACTACCTGCGAATGGGTCAAGGATAACGTCATTTTTGTATGACAATATCTTAATTGCCCTTGTGGGAATATCCATCGAGAACGTCGCTTTGGTTAAAGATTTGGTGTCGGCAAAATATTTCCATTGTCCGAAGACTAATTCCATGAACTCTTTCTTATCCATATCTTCATAAACAACTTTTTTCTTAATTGTTCCATCCTCTTGTTCAATATCAGTTGGAACTCCCTTCCATTGTGGCTCACCCTTAACAGTCTTAATATGTTTATGTTTGTAGGCTAGTATGACACACTCTTTCGGGTTATAAATATATGGCGAGCTCGGACTCATCCAACTACCCCATGCAGTTGTTTTACTCCTATGTGGACTGTCTTCCTCAAGGTCAACGATACCGAAGAACTTATAACCAATTCTTTTCATAACTTGATAGACTTCAGAACAAAAGAAAATTCTACCACCTTTATCTTGTCTATTTATTTCGTAGGGGATATTTAACGCAATTCTACCATCGTCTTTTAATAACTGATACGCTTCAGTTAACCATTCTTTAGTAAATTTTAGATATTCATCAAAATATACATCATCATTATGAACATCATAATTAATCCCAACACCATAAGGACAACTAGTCACAATTAAGTCAATTGAGTTTATCGGCATTTTTGACATTATGTCAATACAATCACCATTAATAACTTTACCCGTATAATTTTCTATCATTTCTTCTCTAATGTTTTAATGTGATGTTCTAAATAAAATAACGCTTTTTTTAAATCTTCAATTTCTTTTGTATGGTCTTTCTTACCCGCTCTTGAGATATATTTTACTGTATTCCCAAGTGAAAATCCTAAGTCCCAAGCGTCAATCACTTTTATGGCCTCGTAAACGTTCGCCGCTCCTCCGTAATGTTCGGGATGGTCT